TATCAGATTCGTCAAGCCACTCATTACACAGGTAATTAGTTGTAAGAGCTAAAATATTTTTATCTTTTCTATCAAAAAATCTAGCTTTAAGCCAGTGCCTCTCATTCCAAGGATTGAAGCTAATGATTATTTGTTTAAATAATGGTTCTTCAACTATACCTCTTATACTCTCGTCTAGCATATTAAACGCTACTTCATCTGTCAACTCATATGCTTCCTCTACCCAACAAAAACATAATTGTCCAACTGAAACTGAAATAGATGTAATTTTCAACGGATCATCGAAACCTCTAAATAAAATCTTTTGTCCAGTAGGTTTATATGTTATTTCAAGCGGACTTTCTTTTAACTCCCAATAGTCTTGAACCTGTAATCTATGTATTGCCCATTTTAAATCTGAATAGCAACTGTCTTTCAAAGTCCTGTACACCTTGCGTACAACAAGAGTATTTGCATTCCTGTATTTCATCATATTGTAGACTATCCATAATGCCGTTGTCTTACTTTTCTTACTTGCTCTTGATCCTTTTACGACCTTGTACCTTCCCTTGAAGTTCCAAAAATCTCTGTATCCTTTTCCAACCAGTTCCGGCAGATTCACTTTTTTACTCCTCAAGTTCGCTCTCACCTACAATCATAACAGGCACAACTCCTTCAACTTCAACTTTATCAGTAAACAGTCTATATCGTTTACCAAGTAATTCTGCCGATTTAATTCTTTCACGCAATCCAATTTGTTTTTTTATTTTCCTTGCCTCACTAGTTCCATCGCCAGTTCCCTCAACAACTACGATTTCCTCATCAAGTTCACCTCTCATTGATTTGGTCAGAAACTCAAGCACTTCTTTGGCAGAGGCTGTCCTTTCATTTTCTAAAACCTTTAATTTTTCATCAATATAGCTTTTTACACCAACTTTTGCCAAGTTTTCACTTGCTACATTATTTAAATTTTTTCCCTTATACCCTGCCCTTCTGGCAGATTCTGTTGCATTCCCAGTTTCAATGTAATAATCAGCAAATCTTTTTTGCTTCTCTGTCAATTTCATGTCAAGTTCTCCACCTCCTCAAAAATAAAAATACCTTACAATTCTTAGTGGCTTCCGAATCACAAGATGGTATACTAAAAGCATTTATTATAAAAAAAAAGACAGCTTTTAAACTGTCTTAATTTCTAATATAGCTGATCAAATTCATCGGTCACTGATATTGATTATCAATTCCTAAAAATTCCAATATAACATATTATATCATATAAATGGGATATGTAAATACCACCTTTGGGACACCAATGGGACATTTTTGTCAAGTCCCTAGTCTAACAGGAGTTCAGGAAATAAACTGTATTGTAATTTTTTTACCAGTCTTGTTCTATTTCTTCCTATAGTTTTTCTATCTACATCAAAATCTTCAGCTATTTCATCAATAGTCCACTCCTTAAAATACCTAAGAATTATAATATCATAATACCCATCGTTTTTGATTCCTTCCAAAGCATTATCTACTCTGATAATTCTTCTTTCAACTTTTGCATTCTCGGACTTTAAATGTTCTATCCGTTCTAATTCCAACTCTGGAAGCCCTTCATACTTTTTTAACCCCCCTTGAACACTTTCAACAGGTTTTATCTTTTTTATTTTTCCTAATCCATTCTTTAGTATCTCGTTTATACGTTCGTTATTCTTTTCAATAATCCTTTTATAATTTGGATAAGCTCGAAGCATTGCTTCAGTTTCTTTATATTTATCTGTTTTACTTATTTGTATTAATCTTTCTGCAACTCTATCCGCAATTTTTTCTATGTCTCTTTCCGTCATTTACTCCTCCTCTATTAACATTTCTATATATTTTTTAGCTTTTTTCAAATCTTCAATCCCATTCTTCTTATTTGCCCTAAGTGCATACTTAATAATATTTCCGTGACAAAAACTTTCAAAATCAGTAACTGTTGCTTTTATCACATCAATTACTTCTACATCTAATCCATCCAGTTTATAATGTTTTGGATTATTTATAACATCATGTTCTGACATAAATCCCCCTCTCTTTCAATAATCTCTTTTAAGTTCGGTTCTTCAAACAGTTCACTTTTTCCTATTTTCCCTTTTTTAGGGCCTTTCATATAATAAACCGGTTGTCCATTTTTATCTAATTTTGTCATATTAGAACGATGAACTTCTTTAAATGCTGTAAGAAATATTCCATTAAAATTATTTTTTTCAATTTTATTTAAAATCCCAATCAATTCTGAATCCACTGAATCAAAATATAGTATTCTCGCAACAAGATCGACATTTCCTTTACATCGCTCCAATAATGTTCCTATATACACATAAGTCATATCCACAACCGCATCTAGTTTTCCTACCGTATCATTTTCTATCTCTGCTTTCATGTACTCCGTTTTCTCTTCCATAAGCAGTAAATCTCTTAAATGACCTCTCTCTTCCGTCATATCCTTATTTAAAAATTCTTCCTGCTTGAAAGCCAAATAAAATTCCTTGACCATTTTAGCCATCATTTCCCACTGTTCCATCTATTTCTCCTCTTCTTTTTTATATTTTTCAATTCTTGCCTTCAGACTTTGTAAAAGTTCTTCCTGAACGTCTCCTTTGCTCTGCAGGGCTTTCATTACATCCTCATCCCTTGTGTCCTGTGTTACAAGGTGGTGGATTATAACCTTTTCCTTCTGCCCCTGTCTGTGAAGCCTTTTATTTGCCTGCTGGTAAAGCTCCAAGCTCCAGTTAAGACCAAACCATATTATATGGTTCCCACCTGCCTGTAAATTAAGTCCATGTGCTGCACTCGCGGGATGTGCCAAAAGTATATCAATCTTCCCCGCATTCCAATCTTTTTCGTCATCAGGAGTTTTTAGTTCCCTAACCTCCAGCTTTAGTTTTGACAATGCTTTTTTCAGCCTGATCAAATCATGTTTAAAATTATAAAAGACCAACGCAGATTTTCCATTTAGTTCTTCCACAAGCTCTAAAAATCTTTCAATTTTGCAATTATGAATCTCATAAATATTTCTCTCGTCATCATAAACTGCTCCGTTTGACAGCTGCAACAATTTATTTGTAAGTGCCGCCGCATTTGCCACATCTATGGCTTCAGTATCATTTAAAGACAAAAGCCATTCCTTTTCCAGAGTTTCATATTTCTTCAAGGATCTGTTGTCCAATGTTACTGGAATCACATTATAAGTTATATCGGGAAGTTCCAGATAATCTTCAGCCTTCATGCTTATACAAATATCTCCAATCTTATTTCTTATACTTGAATCTGCTCCTTCCTTCAAGGAGTATTCCCCAAAACTTCCATAGCTTCTGTAATCAAAGAATTTATCCCGAAAGGCAGTTATGTTTTTCCCCAGACGCTCCCCTCTATCCAGTAAATAAATTTGAGACCAAATATCTTTCAGCCCGTTTGGTGCTGGAGTCCCAGTCAGCCCAACAACTCTGCTTATTTTCCCAAGCACAAGCTTTAAAGCCTTAAATCTTTTACTCGCATGATTCTTAAAACTTGAAAACTCGTCAACTACAACCATATCAAATGGCCACTCATTCTTATAATATTCAACAAGCCAAGATACATTCTCACGATTGATTATGTAAATATCGGAAATTGTATTCAGTGCTTTTATCCTTTTAGTTAAACTTCCTAAAACTTTTGATATTTTCAAATATTTAAGATGATCCCATTTTTCAATTTCACCAGACCAGGTGCTTTCTGCAACTTTTTTCGGTGCTATAATAAGAACTTTATTAACTTCAAACATATTGAACTTCAGTTCGTTAATCGCTGTCAAGGTTATTATCGTTTTTCCAAGTCCCATATCAAGCATTAATCCTACGCTCTTGCCATTCACAATTCTGTCGATACAGTATTTTTGGTAATTGTGCGGCACAAATTTCATAATCCATTCTCCCCTTTCTAATTTTGTAGTTCTTGTTTGATTATAAAGTCGATTTGAGTTTTTGAATCTATAACATAAACCGTTTGTCCGCATTGCCTTATCCTCAAAATCTGCTTACTCTGCGACGGTCTTGGCTTTTTACCAGGTGCCTTAAGTTCCGCAAAGAATACTCTTCCGTTATTAAGTATACAAAGCCTGTCAGGTACTCCGGCATTGCCGGGACTCACAAATTTATAGCACAGTCCACCTGCTTTTTTTATTTCTTTCGCCAAATAATTTTCAATTTCTTTTTCTAGCATTTCTACCTCCAAATAAATTTAATTTTCATTAATTCGAGTTCCTAAAAAAATGTCTACAATCTCCGTGCGCGCGTATAGAGATGTTAAATTAAAGGGGAATATGCGTGTATTATTAAATATATATTAATATATCTCCTTTATTTTAATACTCTATATAGGGTTTTTTATATATTTTGTAGTAAATTATATAGTAATTACCGTAAATAAAGGGTTTTTATTAGCTACAAAGTGGAACTACAATCTTTTTTCGTTTTTCTACCATTTTAGGTTCTACCCTATATTTTATAGGATTTTAGGGTTGCAACAATCTTTTGTAAAATTGCAACAAAATGCGCTAAAATATCTACAAACTATTTTTTAAAAACTTAGAACAGATTCCAAAAAGATTGTAGTCGTTTTTTAAATTTTTAACATTTCAATCTTTATTTTCGGTGCTTAACCGCTTTATTTATGGCATGTTGAACTTTTTTAAAAAGTACTACAAACTTATTTTTTATGATTTTTCCAGTTTAAAAAGTCATCTGAAGCTATTCTTTTAAATCCTCTTTGGCTTCCGTAATTTCCAAACTTTCTTGGGGTTCTCATTCGCTCCCATCCCGATATACTCTCCATAATGCTGTTTATCTCCGAACTTTCAAAATTTCTTATATTTTTGGTCTGCATTCCGAAGCATTCAACTAAAATCTCAATAGAACAAATTTTATCCCTATAGATAAAGTCCCCTTCATAAGTGTAATTGCCGCTCAAGTAATCTCTCCGCTTATCAGGAGACAGTTTGTTCCAGTTATCTGGGACTTTTCTGTCCAGAAACTCTTGAATTATACCTTCTTTAGGATTCGATACTCTATGCTCTGCCTGATATTGTCTTGAAAGCTCTTCAGCTTCTCCAGTAAGCATTAAGACTTCCCCAGTTTTATAGTTTTCGTAGGCTTCCGCCCAAATTTGGTCAACTTCGTTATCCAGGTCATCCCAGATGGATTTTCTAGGATCATTGATCCCCACGACCACTGGCCAAAAACGACGGTTCCCCGTTCGGTCTCTTAAGAACTCCCAGTCGTTTGAAGTACCAAAGAAAACACATCTTCTAGGATATTTATTTGTTCTTCTTCCATATGCTTCCCTGTAAATATCCTCATTTTTACTCAAGAACTGCTTTATCAAATTAGTTTCAGTCTTATTAAATCCTGTAAGTTCTCCTATTTCATTAATCCATGTTCCCTGAATCATTTCAGCGGCTTCTTTTCCTTCAAAATTCTGTAAACTGTCCGAGTACCATTCCATCCCTAGCTTATTCAAAAATGTGCTCTTACCTAAGCCCTGCCTACCTGTAAAGATTGGCATATAATCGTACTTAATGCCTCCTTCTACCGCTCTTGCAACTGCTGCTGTCAAGGATACTCTAATCACTGCTCTCGTATAAACATTGTCTTCAGCACCTAGATAATCAATCAGCAAGGTTTCCAGTCTTTTTCTGCCATCCCATTTTAAATTTTCTAAATATCTTTTTACCTTGTTAAACTTATTTTTGTGTGAGTTCAATAAGAGTGCATCATTTATTTTCTTTTCACCGCTCAAACCAAATTTAGTTTCTAAATAGTTTCTGAGTCCACTGTCATCGACTTCTTCGTACTGCCTTATCCCTTCTGATTTGTTCCATGGAAGACTTCCTAAAACTACTGCTCTGTTTGAAAACTCATCAAGTGCCATTTTCCCCTTTAAGTGGGGGTCATTTTCTAATACAATTTGAACATTTCTTATCGTTTTTTTAATAACTCCGTTAGAAGTTATCTCAAATTTTGACATCCAGGATAAGTCCTTTTCGTCATTTTCTTCTTCATCGAGAATTTCAAAGTCATCTTTTGCATTATATATTTCAGCATTCACGATATTTGCTACTTCCGAAATCCCTCTTGCGAGTTTGGACATTTCAACAAATGAAGGTAATTTTCCATTTGGAGTATTTTCTTTTGCATCGGCATCCAAATTAGAAAACTTGTGTATTCTCACTAAGTCAAAAGCGTTACACAATATTCCACTCGCAGGGTCTGTCGCATGGTGTGAGTAGCTGAACAAATCATCATATACAACTACTCCGCCATAAGTACTTCCACCTGTATAGGTCATCCTTTTTCCATCGTCTGACACCTCATAAACATCTGGAATAAATTTATTGACGGCTTCTATAATTCCATAAGTTTTACAGAAAGCTCCTACTATCCCAGTCTTTTCTAGCGGATTTTCCTGTTTTTTCTTTAGCCGTTCCAATATCTTTTCAGAACCGGGAACTTGTGGCCACTCCCTCATATCGTGCCAGTCATCATACATTTTTAAAACCGCTTTTACATCAAACATAGGAGATTCTATATCATATTCATAGATATAATTGCTATCTTTTGAACAGCTAGGCCAGTACATTAGTCTTGCCGGTTCAAAAGTTGTGGGGTCACACATTGAAATTCCTAACATAGAACCAATCTTTCGTGCTACAGGCTCATATTCATCACAAGCCATACTTTCATTTGCCAAAAAGATTACCCGAAGCCTAGGAGCTGATTCCATGTGCTTACGGGTGCTGTAAACCACATAGCTTACTCCTAGATCTTTTATCTTCTTTAAAACTTCTAAAGTCTTTCCTGGTTGTATGTTATCCAAATCCAGCGTTATCAAATTTCTGCTTAGCAGATTTGAGTTTTTTCTTCTGCCGTCTTTCAGTTCTCCACCAACAAAACCACCTACATCTTTTAAGTCATCCTGCTTTGCTTTTGGCATTTTCATATACTCTTCCAATGTTTCGGTGCTTCTAAATGGAGTTTTAAGTCTTTCTATGAACTCTGACCAAAACAGCTTCTCCTGTTTCCACACCATATCTTTTCTGCTATTGGCGGTACTTATTGATATTTCTCTATTTGTCATACTTTTGCCTCCTCCTTTCATTAATCTTTTTTATAATACATAGTTTCAAATCCATCAGCCCTTAACAGCAGCCCTTTAGCCCATTCTATTTCTTGCCCCATTATCTCGCATACTTCATCTACCGTTGTTTCCATAGGAGCTTCAATAACTACTTCATCGTGAATGTGCATTACAATTTTGAATCCTTTTTCAGTTAATCTTTTTATCGACACCGCCAGGCAATCTCTAGCGATTGCCTGTACAATGTTTTCCACTAATTTTCCACCATAGGTTTCTGCAATTTCCCATTTTCCAGTAGTTTGATTTTGTGCCATATAGGTTATAACTTTTGAATCCCAGCTGTTTAATTTTGTTCCAGGATTAACATAGTATAGTTTTCGCCCGCTTGGAAGCTGTACTGTTAAAAAATCCAGACCATTTGACAGATCCCCTTCCTTTTCAAAAATAATGCCGTTCACGGCTTTTCTTCCGCTACCTTCGACAACTTCTATAGCTGTGCTTCCAATTGCCCACCAGAGCCCTGTAATGTTCTTATTTGAGTCTCTCCACATCTTTACTATGCCTGGCAGTTCTTCTTCAGTCAATCCCATGTTTAAAGCTCCCATTGCCTTTAATGCACCAGGTCCTCCCTGATAGCCGAGAGCAAGTTCTGCGACTTTTCCTTTTTGTCTCAAAGCGTACTCAGGATTCCCTTTTTTTATCTTCTCAATTGGAACTCCAAACATTTGGCTGGCACTAGCTTCATAAATTTTTCCATGAGTTTTAAATACTTCACTTCTCCAATGCTCTCCGGCAAGCCAGGCAATCACTCTTGCTTCTATAGCTGAAAAGTCTGCTATTACAAACTTTTTCCCTTCCTCTGGAATAAAAGCTGTACGGATCAGCTGCGACAAGGTGTCAGGAATGTTTCCGTAAAGAATTTCTAATGTTGCAACATCCTTTCTTTTTACGACCTCACGAGTTCCACTTAAATTCTGTATGTAATTTCTTGGCAAATTTTGAACCTGCACAAGCCTACCAGCCCATCTGCCGGTTCTATTTGCTCCGTAAAACTGTAGCAATCCTCTTACACGATTTTGTTCACCTAATGCCGCCTTCATTGCAACATATTTCTTTGTGCTTGTCTTTGACAACTCTTTTCTTATTTCCAGAACTCTTTTTACTTTCCCAGTAACTTCTTTTATCAGTTTCTCTACCGTTGCTTTTTGCAAATTTTCAACTTTTACATCTTGGCTTTTTAGCCATTCCAGCAACTGGCTCGTACTATTTGGATTATCAAGTCCTGTAATATCTCTAGCCTCATTCATTAATCTTTCATTCCAGTATTCGCTTATCCACAATGAGCTATCAACTAAATCAGTATCTATCGCAATACCTCTTTCGTTCATCCTAATATCCATCCGCCATTGCTCCCATTCACCTTCAGGAACTTTTACGCTTTTTAATTTGTTCATTATCGCCATTTCTGCCACTACATCCTGCCTGTTATATTCCACAAACAAATTCCACTTATCCAAGTCGTGATATGGTAAATTTCTTGTTCTTCCACCGTTAGCCCTAGTTGCCTTGCAGGGGATGGAAAAATATCTTATAAGTGCTTTCCCCGACATATCCTTTTTCTTATCTTCTTCAAATCCTAATGCTTTACCCACTTTACCTAATCCGCCAGGAAATCCAGCATAATAGGCATGTACCATTGTGCATTTCCATTGCTCTAAATTAGTTTTGAACCCAGCACGGTTCAAACAGTACCATTCAAAATTTGCATTGTAGGCCCTTAATTCAGTTTCATTGTCGCTGAGCCTTTTTATAATCTCATCAGGAACTGTTTCTCCCTGTGCTAAATCAATAACTTTTACTTCCGAGCCATTCAGTGAGTAAGCAAAAAGAAGGATTTCAAAATCATTGCTTTGAGCATATTTGTATAAACCCGATTTCCCAATGTCTATACTGCTGTAAGTTTCAATGTCTATATTTAATACATCCATATTTTTTTTTATCCTTCTTTCTGTTTTTATCTATTTTAATCTTCTTCTATGCATAACACTTTTTTACCAAGGCATATCGTCATCTTCGACAACCTGGAAATCCTGCTGAGCATTTCTTCCTCCGGCTAAACTTTCACCATCTTTTATCTTTTGTACATTTCCTAATCCAACTCCGATACCTCTTTTATTCATGTATGCATAAGGGTAAAAGTTAATTGAGACATTAGCATAAATTCCGCTATAAATTTCGCTTTGGTCCATAATAGGTTCCACTTTAGCATTTACTACTTGTGGCGGGTAATCCACTTTTGCTGATGCATTAATAACCCAGCACCCTTTGCATTCATCTCCATAAGGTGTTCCGTCTTCTTTTGTTCCATCACCATCTTTTAACGGGGAATTTATTTTAACGGGTCTGACTCCTCCCCATCTGTCTGAAATTCCATATTCTTCCGCCGCTTTTATCGCTGCATCTATTTTCAGTTTTGTTTTTGTATCTCTCTTATCAATTAAAATCGTTGTGCTATATTTTTCCTCCTGTCCTTGAACCGCCGCATGTGGCTTAAATAAATGAACATAACTCAATCTTCCTCTTACTACTATTCTTGTATCTGCCATAAAATATCATCCTCTCTATTCTTCTATTTTTTTAAATTCATCTGATGCATCAATTACATCTTTTTCATACTTTTTTCTTTTATCCGATTCAACTACCAAAGTTGGCTTTCCCTTCGGCTTAATAATCAAATCTCCTGCAATCTCTCCAAATCTTTTTTTACCTACAATCCCCTCAAGCTGTGTCAGCGGCAGCAACCTTTTTTCAAACAGTAAAGCCTCTTCAACATCATTTTCCTTAAGTGCTTCCACTAATTTATCCGAGTCTTTAATTTGCCTGATTGACCTTCCTTCCACAACTTTCCATCCAGGAATCTCTTCGCCATTTAATAGCTTTGTCAAACTTTGATTTTCTATATCTTTAACCCATTTAACTAAGTCTTGGGCCTTTTTTAGGATTTCCCCCAGTTCTTCATTTGTCAAAATATTTCCTTTTAACTTCATTTCGGTTTCAAGTTCCAGATTTTTCTCAGCTCTTGTCTTGCACAAAGCCTTAGCCCTGCAAAAAGTGCATTCCCCTGGAGTAAATTCCCCATAGCCTTCATAAGCCTTTTGCGCTGCTGGTCTTACTTCATTTTCCGCCCAGTCCATCAATTCTTTAGAACTAATTTGAAAAGTGCTGACACTATCCAATCTTGGCTGCACGATTCCCATATCTATGAGGTCTATGTCAAAATAAAGTGAATATTCTAAGTAGGCTCCAAGTGCATAAAGCATTAACTGCGGATTGCTTTCAGCGAATACAGGAACTCCTTTTCCATATTTTAAATCCCTGATATATAAAACTTTTTTTTCTGTATCAATGGATATGAAATCTGCAGTTCCGAATCCATCTGGCACATATTCGCTAAAGTTCACTTTCTTTTCTATTACTGTTGTGTTTATCGGATTTTCATTGAACTTCATCAATAATTCTTTTATGTGATCAACATAAAATTCTGTGAATCCGTCCATTTCATTTTTATACAAATCATCTGATTTTATCTTTTTTAGTTCACTGTTATATTTTTTGATTCCTAACGGGCTTAGATATTTTCTAAGCTTAAGCTCTGACAGTTCATGTGCCAATGTTCCTTCTCTTGCATAATCGGATGTTACATCTTCAAACATATCTTCCATTCTCGCACTTGGCGGACACTTCATCCATCTTTTAGCCCCACTTGCACTAAGCAAAGCATGTCCTCTTTCGGAATGATTTATGGCCATTATATTCTTACCCCCAGTTCTCTTAAATCGTTGGCAAAATCTAAATATCTTTCATCAGATAATGCATCAAGTTTTTTAACTTCATATTTTTCATTAAGCAGCTTTTTAATCTCCATACCTTTTCCAAGTCCAGAACCTTCGACACATCCAGCTCTTAACTGCTCAAGCGTCAATTTTGGTGCAACAGCTTTTGGAAGTTCAACCTTTTCTTCTTTTGTTCCCTTTAATTTTTCATCCTTAACAGAATCCGCTTTTATGTCCACTCCTGAACTTTTTCTTCCTTGAATCTCGCTTGTCATTTTTTCAATAATAACTTCACCTTTCATAATATTATTATTTCCTAGCGACATTATCGCCTTTGAAAAATTTTCAATCACAGGTCTGCTGCCTTCTTCAATTTCGATTATTAGCTTTATTTCCATAATTAATCTATCCTTTCTAAAATTTATATCTTTTGTTAAACTCTTAACGCCAAAGGCATAGTGAAATAAACACTGTCTTCTTTATTATTCCCCTTAACTTTTACCGAACTTCTTTTGTTTAGCAAATGTAGTTCGATTATCCTATCCTTCACAATATTTAAATAATCAAGTAAAAACTTAACATTTAAAGCAATTCGCAAATCTTCTCCAGTTTGAACAGTTTTTATTTCTTCATTCACCGTTACTGCTTCGTTTTGTCCGAGTATTGTAAGTTTATTGTTATGAAAGTCAAATGTTGCTCCATTTTTACTCTCTTTATTACTTTTACAAACATTTAACACTCTTTTTAGAACATCTTTAAATTCTTTTGTGTTCAGTAATATCTTTACATCGTAATTAGAATTAGATATTATAGAATTATAATTCGGATATTGTAAATTGTGGGGACAAAACTTAACTTTTAAGTTGCCAAACTGTATGCAAAATTGATTTTCATTGTGCGCTATTTCAACGATAAACCCTTGTTTTGTATCCATCTTAATTATTCCAACAGCAACTTGAGTTGGAATGAGAACATCAATTGTTCCATTTGTTTCTGTATTAAATTCTTTCTTTGTGTATGACATCCTGTAAGTATCTGTCGCAACTGCTTCCAAAATATTATCCTTTGCAATTAATTTAACCCCGCATGTTGCTAAATTCTCTTGATTTGTGTCGGCAGAAATAATCGCTTTTTTTAACAAATCTATAAAATCAGATTTGTCTATTCTGAATGTTTCTCCATCTGTAATTTTAGTTTTAATACTTTTTTCTTGAATACAGTTAATTATTGCAGATGAGTTTTCCGTTCTTATAAAAAGTGAGCCTTCTCCGCCGTTACTGCTAATTGTGATAATGTCGTCGCTAAATCCGCTTAATATGTCCTTCATCGCCGATGTTTCTACTAATGCGCTTCCTTCGTCAACCACACTAGCATTATTCAATCTATAACTCGCCCAGATTCTGTCCTTATCAGTTTTGCTAATATAAACTTTTCCATCTTTTGACTTTATTTCCAGAAAGTCGTTTCTCCTTGTTGAAGCAATTCGTTTGAGCCCTGTAATTGCTTTTAACAGTTCTTTTCTGTCTACAGTTAATTCCATTTTTTCTTTCCTCTTTCTATTTTATATTCTACATCTTCTAAAAATGCTATAATTTCATTTAATTTTTCCAACTTTCCATCCTGTGTTAAATAATCAGCTCCTACAGGAATCCTAAATCGTACATCTCCATATGTGTTCGGCTTCCAACCTGACTTATAATAATTGACAGATAAAGTCTCTACATGCCCAGAATAATTGAAAAACAGCGTATTTTTTTTTCTATTGAATTAATGTCCAGGCATAATTCAGCTATTTTCAATATCTTCTCTTTCATTAACTTTTCCATTTTCTTTTCATCCTTTCTATATTTTATAGGCTGACATTAGTAAAAAAAATGGCAACTGCATTATTAATAAATATTTAGGAAGTATAATGTCAGCCAAGATTTTTTATGGAGTTTCTTCTCTCCAAAGTATTGATTTGTTCAACTAAATTTGTTATAATAACTTATAAGTTAATGACTTATCCATTTTCTTACTTAGCCAGTATTGGACAGTTGCTGGCTATTTTTTATTTTCATAACTGTTCTCCATTTTTACATCTTTTTAAAGAATGACGGCCACCAAAGTATTATTGTCAATAATATGGGAAATGCTAAATTCCCTCCAGCAATCCAGTACCCATTCTCTCTAATAACTTCTAATTGTACTATAATCGTTGTGACTGCCAGAA